GACAGCGGCTGGTGTCATATTTCCTATGACCCATCTAATCTTAAGAAACAGGAACTCACCGCCGTCAAGGTGGCAGGCAAGACTCAGTATTTGAATGGGTTGCAGGCTTAATAGGCATAGACAGGTCATAAGTGAAATAATCACGTCATGGCCAACAAGAAACAACAGCTAGAAGTACCGGCAATCCCCAGCTTGGGGTTTGCGCCGGAGGCGTATGAGCGCCGATATTTTGGTGAAATCAATGGTGCATTGAACGGCTATTTTAGAAGTCTGATTAGCACAATGGGTGCGCTGTTTGGTATAAGGGGTGGCAAGTTTATGAATAACCCCTATGGATCTTTTCAAGACTCAACAGATCAGGTTGCGGCCAATACGACCACTGCCTACGCCGTCACATTTAACACAACAGACTTCAGCAATGGCGTGACGATAGCCAGCAGCTCTAGGATCACTGTGGCTGACAGCGGGATATGGAACGTGCAGTTTTCCATTCAGTTTACAAACACTACAAACGCATCGCAAGATGTGGATGTATGGTTTAGGGTCAATGGAACAAATGTAGCAAACTCAAACAGCCGGTTTGGATTTGCGCCAAGAAAAAGCCTTGGCGACCCTTTTCATGTCGTTGCAGCACTCAACTATTTTGTGAGCTTAAATGCAAATGATTATGTTGAAATCATGTGGAGGCCAACAGATGTGGGCGTGACGATTGAACAGTATGCCGCCAGCTCTACACCGACACGACCAGCAGTGCCATCAGCCATTGCCACTGTTTCTTTTGCCTCAAACCTACCGACAATATAGCCATGTACATACCAGTTAAGTTTCCACCAGGCGTTTACCGCAACGGCACAGAGTATCAGTCCACTGGTAGGTGGTTTGACGCCAACCTAGTGCGTTGGTATGAAAACACCATACGGCCTGTTAATGGATGGAGGGCAAGATCGACTTCAACTGTCACCGGCACTTGCAGAGCGATCATCACTTGGCGTGACAATTCTTCCACTTCTTACGTTGGCCTTGGAACTCACTCCAAGCTCTTTGCAATGGATGTTGATGGTGTCTTAAAGGACATTACACCGACTGGATTCACTACTGGCTTTGTTGATGCCAGCAGCACAACCGGTTACGGTAAAAACCTCTACGGCAGTTACGCTTATGGCGTACCACGCCCAGACCTTGGTCTTGCAAACATAGCCACGACTTGGAGTCTGGACACTTGGGGCGAGTACTTGGTTGGATGCTCTGACTATGATGGCAAGATTTACGAGTGGCAGTTAGGCTTTACAACGCCAACATTGGCGGCAGTTATTACCAATGCACCAACCAGTAACAAGGCCATCTTGGTGACCGCAGAGAGAATTCTTTTTGCCCTTGGCGCCGGAGGAAACCCTAGAAAAGTTCAGTGGTGCGATCAGGAAAATAACACGCTTTGGACGCCTGCCGCAGACAACCTTGCCGGTGACTATGACCTGACCACCGGTGGCACTCTGATGGCTGGCAAGAGGGTCAAGGGCATCAACTTGCTGTTTACCGATGTTGATGTACATACAGCTCAATATATTGGAGCGCCATTCGTCTACAGCTTTGATAAAGCAGGATCGGGTTGCGGTTTGATTTCTACGCAATCAGTGGCGGCTATTGACACGGCGGCGATCTGGATGAGCAAGTCAGGATTCTTTATCTATGATGGTTACGTCAAGCCATTGCAGTGTGATGTCTCTGACTATGTTTTCAGCAATATCAACCTAGACCAGAGATCAAAGGTGACTGCTGTTCACAATAGCAAGTTTGGCGAAATTTGGTGGTTCTACCCCAGCAACGCAAGCACTGAAATTGATTCATATGTGACTTACAACTACCGCGAAAATCATTGGAACATTGGTACATTGTCTCGCTTGGCAGGCACTGACGCTGGTGTGTTTACGCTTCCTTTAATGGTTGATTCGACTGGACAAGTTTACGAGCATGAGGTGGGCTTTGCCTACGATGGCGCAACACTGTTTGCAGAGTCTGGACCATTGGAAATCGGTAACGGCGACAACGTGATGAGTGTGCGCCAAGTTATTCCGGATGAGCAAACCTTGGGTGAGGCAAAAGTGTCGTTTAAGACTAGACTCTTTCCTACAGGTACAGAGTCAACCTATGGGCCGTACACGGCGGCTAACCCCACCAGTGTGAGGTTCTCAGGTCGGCAAGTCAATATGGTGGTGACAGGTGATGTGCTGGCAGACTGGCGCATTGGCACGATGCGGTTAGACATTGTTGCCATGGGTAAGAGATAAAATTCAAGGTATTAAGGGGATAAAAAATGTTTGATATGCTCAGTGGTCAATATAAGAATCTAGCGTCAAAGGGTAGGTATGGTGACACCATGCTCGCTCATATCAACCCCGAAGAGGCGGCACTGTTGCAGTCTATGGGAGGTTCGGGGACTATTAATCCTCAAACTGGGTTGCGTGAGTTTTGGCAGGACGCTTCTGGTAATACAGTTGGAATGCCAACACCACTACCAACTACAAACGAGTACATGGGTGGGTTAAATTTTAAGCAAACAGTAATAGCACCATTTGATAGAAGTTTTGCAGATTTACAACAAGGCGGTATGGGTGTCTACAAAGTCACAGGCTACACATTACCAAGTGACCAAACATTTGCGGGTATTCCACTTGTTACCAAATATGACCCACAAGGTGGTTTTAATTATTTGACACTAAAGCCCGGGGAAGCCATAACGCCTGACCCAAGCCAGCCAAATATCATTTCTGTCCCACGATTAGATGCAAGTGGCAATGTTACTGATTGGGGAATCGTAGATACAAATAATCAAGATAACGGCAGCTTTGGTAGTTTTATAAGAGGTGTAGCATCTGACTTTGGCCCAATGATTTTGGCGGGATTGGGTGCTAATTTTGCCGCTGGTAATCTTGGTGGTTTGGGGGCGGCTGGCGCAAGTAGTGGCACAGGATTAAGTCTTGGTGGTAGTGGTCTTGGGCTTACTGGTACTGCTGGCACAGGTCTTAATCTTGCCGCTACTACTGGCGGCGGTCTTGGATTGACGGCGGGATCAGCAGGAGCCGGACTTATTGGTGCAGGACTAGGCACAGCACTTGGAGCAATAAATACAGGTATTAGTTCTGGCGCAGGCATTGGTACAGGAACTGGCGTTGATTACAGTCTTGGTGGCGCAGCTGGTGGAGCTGGTGGAGGTACAGGCATTACTACTGGTGGTACAGGCACAGGGTTAACTACTGGCGGTACAGGTACTGGTATTACTACTGGTGGTCTAACTACTGGCGGCGGTACTAGCTTAGTAGATACTTTAAAAACGGCAGGCTCTGGAATTATTGACACAATAACTAAAAATCCAAGCCTTGCAGGATCAGTACTTGGTGCAGCGACTAGTCTTATTGGCGGTGCTAATGCGCCTACATCACAAACATCAACTACAAGCATTGACCCTCAAATCAAGGCTGAGTATTTGGCCAACCTTGAGAGAGCCAAGACAACGGCGGCTGGCTTAGAGGCGCGACTGATTGCACAGCCTGGTCAGCTTTACACCGATGCAGAGAGCAAGCTCTACAACCTCGGCATGACACCATTTGGTGCTGAAGATATTGCAAAGTTCTACAATCCTTACGAAAATCAAGTGGTGCAAGGTGCATTGGGTGACATTGAGCGTACACGCCAAATGCAGGAGCAGGCAAACAGGGATCAAGCAACTAGGGCTAGAGCGTTTGGCGGTTCACGCCAAGGTGTAGTCACTGGCATGACAAACGAGGCGGCAATGCGCCAAGCGGCTAACACTGCCGCACAGTTGCGCTCTGCTGGCTACACGCAAGCCGCCAACCTTGGACTGCAAGCGCGTCCCATGGATATTGCAGGACTACAGACTTCATTGGGTCTTTACACTACACGCACTGCGCTGGAGCAGGCAAGACTTGATGCGTTGCGTAACTTAGGTACAGAGCGTTTGGGCATCACTAGCGGCGCATTGGGTATGAATATTCCCAACTTGGGTAGCTCAAGCAGCCAACCTTTGTACAACAACACTGCTGGTAATTTACTGTCAGGTGGACTGACCGGCGCATACATTGGCAGTTTGTTGCAGCCAAACCAACCAAAAGTTTCTTTAGGATAAATCATGGCTACATACGAAGAAAACCTAGCGCAAATGAGTCAGCCTTATGAGTACGCTCCACTCCCCATCAGAGGTGGTGGTCAGGATAGAGCATTCACAGGCTTACTCGGTGAGATCTTTGGCGGTGGCGGTGGTGCTACTGGCTTGGAAGAGTACTTGACGGCGGCGCAGACTGGTCAAATGAATCGTCAGGCTCTGTTGCAAGCGGCTATTGCCGCTACACAGGCAAGCGGTCCAAGCACAGTACCTCGCTCTTTCATGCAGATACTAGGAGCTGGACTCGCGGGTGGTCAGCAAGGCTATCAGCAGGCGCAGCAGGGGGCTTTGGCTCAATTGATGGCTAAGACAAAGTTAGATGAGGCAAAACGCGAACAGGCATTGCAGAAATACATTATGAGTCGCATACCTGGCATGGCTACAGGCGAAACGCCTACAGCATCTTTGCTTTCTCCTGATCAGCCTATAACTGGAATGCAGGCGGCGTCATTACCTATTTCCCAACTTGGTCTAGGTCCAACCCCACAACGTGAAGCATTAATTGGTAAGACAATGCCACAAGATATGGCGCAAGAGTTGCCAGGCGTTACGACTACGGCCAAGGCAAGACCTGATATTTTTTCAACATTGACGCCAGATCAATTAGTCTTGGCCGCAATGAATCCAAAGACAATGCTTCCGAAAGTATTTGAAGAAAGTCTTAAAACAGAAAGTTTTGCGACATTGACGCCAAGTGAAGTTAAATCACTTGGACTTGATCCTGCTGGAAAGTATCAGCAGAATTTGCGTACTGGTCAGATTTCTACGCTTCAAGCGGCCAAAGACGAATTTCAAGTAGTAACAGGACTTGAGGCTGAAACCTATGGTTTGAATGGCTCTAGCAAATGGCAAGTTAATAAAACAACTAGACAGGCAACATTAGTGCCACCAGAGCCGGGCGCATTTGGCGGCGGCGTACAGGGTAATGCTTACGACATTATTTTAGATGGCGTTAATAGCGGAAAGACAAATACAGTTCAATATGCACTTGCATATCGTGCTTTGAGCATGCCTGTTCCAACTGAACAAGTCCAAGCTGATGAATCAGTTAAGGTGGTTTACACACAACCAGCACCATTGCCTGCATCAATACCAAAACCTACATTTAGCGGGAAAATTCCAGAAGCAACTAAGCCTGTAACTGTAGTGCCTAGCACTGTACAAGCTGCTCCTGCTCCAGTTACGGCAAGAGCGCCTGCACCTGTAGCAGCTCCTGTTGTTTCTGCTGTCGCAGGGACTGCAACACAATTGCCTGCTGGTGTTAAATCAACTCCTTACGCTCCTACTCCCGCACAAATTGGGGATGCAAGAAAGCAAATTCTTACTGCCAATAAACTTATATCAGCAATTGATTTATTAGAAGCAGATGTTAGACAAAATAGTATGCAAATTGGAGGTATGGGAGAAGCTGGGGGTCGTCAAGAAGCATTATTCCAAGATGCAATTTTGCAATTAAAAGAATTGCAAAACCTTGGTGTGCTAAATGGACCTGATGAAAGAATTCTGTTGCAACAATTAGCAGACCCAACAAGTCTAAAGTCATTTATCAAAGGTAAGGGTGGTCCTGAATATGTTCTGTCAAAAATAGCTGAATTGCGTAACAAAGCAAATCGTGAAGTTGATATGATAAATAGTCAGTTCCAGCAACCAATTACAACTCCAAGAGCAGTACCACCTCCAACAACTATTGCACCACCTCCAATAATCAAAGATATTATGCAAAAATATCCAGCAGGGAAACCATAATGTCAGATACAACTATTGATGATCTGTACAAGTCTTTGCAGGCTGCTGATGCCGCTGGTGACACCAAGGCGGCACAGGCGCTTGCTGACTACATTCGATCTTTACAGATTCCAGCGCCAAGCGAAAAACAGATTGAGATGACGACTGGCGCACCACTTGGTGTGAGGGCTGCTGTTGGTTCTGCCACCACCATGCAAGACAAACTTGCAACACTGAAACAGTATTTCCCTGACGCGCAACCATACGACAAAGAAAACTTCATCTATACCGATCCAAAGACTGGTCGGACGACATTGATGAATGAAAAGAATCCTGTATTCTTTGGAATACCTTTGCCAACAATGGGAGACATTGCTGGTGCTATGCCTGAGATTTCAGAGTTTGTTGGCTCTGGTCTTGGTGCTGCTGCTATGTTTCCATTTGGTCCACCAGCAATGGTTGGCGGTGCTGGCCTTGGTGGTGCTGCCGCCAAAAAGTTGTACGAGATGGGTATGCAGTATGGCGGCCCAACTGTAGAGACTAGGGGCGGTGCAGAGCAGGCTACAGGAGTGACAAAAGATATTCTGATGAACGCTATAGGTCAGCGTGGTGGTCAATTAGTTGAAAAAGGTTTGCCATATCTGTTGTCCCCAATTCAACAGCAATTGATGGGAATGCGCCAAGGCATACCGCAAGCAGCGGCAAGGCTTGGCATTAAGTTGCCTGCTGGCGTTGCTACGCAAAGTCCTGCTGTTCAGCGTTTGGAGGCTGGGCTGGCGCAAACGCCTGGTGGCGCTCAAGTCATTGCCCCAAAGTACGAATTGATGCAGGAGCAGATGGGTACTGCCGCAAGAAATATTGCCGAAGATATTTCACAAGTTGGCAAAGCTCCAAACGTCATACCTACACCACCATTCACAGAAAAAGGCGGTCTTGGCGGTTTCCTTAAACAGGGAGCTGAATCTGCTGCAAAGAGATTTGCAGATAGACGCAATCAGATTGATGATGTTGTCGCTAATTTTGTAGGACCAAACAATAGATTTGCTGCAAACAATACAGCTCAATTGGTCAACCAATTAAAGACTGAAATTGCTACAAGTCCAAGCACATTAAATCCAATACTTAGTCCAGTAATTCAACGATCTTTGCGTATTGTTGATGATGCAAACGCAGGATTTGGTGGCGTAACATTTGATGCGTTGCGCCGTATGAGAAGCGAAATTGGCAAAGAGATTGAAAGACCTGACATAAGTGGATTTTCAAACACCAAAGAATTGAAAAGACTTTATGCCGCATTAAGTGATGATATTTCGCAAGCAGCCAAAGAATCAGGTCCTATTGCAGAACGTGCTTTGAAGTTGCATGATCGATATGTCAGGTTTAATCGTGAAGTAAATTTGCCTGCGTTGCAAAAGATTGCAGATCAAAATATTGATGTGAATGCTGTCAACTATGCAATGGCAGGAACAAAAGATGGCATGGGAAGACTTCAAGTATTGATGCGTAACTTCAAGCCAGAAGAGCGAGACACACTTGCGGCATCAGTATGGCAGCAGTTGGGTAATGCCAAGGCTGGGGTCAAAGAGGGTGCAGATGTAGGTGCTGACAGTTTTGAATTTAGCGCAGGTACATTTTTGACAAACTGGAATGGTTTGAGTGACAGCGCCAAGCAAGTCCTGTTTGGCGGTGAAAGATACCGCAACATCATTCCCGCCATCAATGACTTGGTGAAGATTACTACTGGTGCGCGTGAGGCTGGAAAGGCCGTCAATGTCTCAAATACTGGCGGCGCTCAGATGGTTACATCAGCGCTATTAGGTACTGGTGGACTTATTGGCGGTGGACTTGGTGGTGATGCAACACAAGCATTGCTTGGTGGAGCAGGAGCTTTAAGTGGTCTTGTATTGACAAGCAATTTGGCGGCAAGACTTTTAGAGAGTCCACGCTTTATCAGATGGGTGTCTGACACCAGCCGAGCTGTTGTCAATAATCCAAATTCTCTGACCACTCAGATCGCCAAGTTGTCAGCTATTGCTAATGCTGATCCAGCAGCCAGCGATGCAATTGAGGCGTACTACAAACAGATTCAACCTATTGCACTTCAGATGCGTAGAGCGAGGTAAGAAATGGCGACTCAATTCACAGGCTTACTTGGCGATGCACTTGCGTATATGCAAGACCCAAACAGGACGCAGGCGCTGCAAGGCGTAGGTGGATT